GTTGCGAACCAATCCGATAACAACATCAGATAGCTGAGCAATAGACCCTGAACCCCGTAACTGACTAAGCGATGTCGCAGCGCCTTCTTCGTGTCCTTTAGACTCAGGACGCTTCAGGTGTGATACAGCGATCAAGCAGATACCAGTTTCTTGTACTAGCATACGCAATTTAGTCATAAGCTCATCGATGGACTTTCGTTCGTCACCGTTGCTTTGTGAGCTAACCACCATTGAAATATGATCAAGAAAAACATACTTACAATCAGCAGCCTTGGCAAAATATCGAATGCGATTAATAACATTGTCAATATCAGTAGAGCCAAAGTTATCCCAAAAGAACAGACGATCAGTCCCAAGCGTGTTGTCGAATGCATCTTTTAATTCCTCTTGTGATACCTGCGTTGTTGGCAGGTGTAGTGGCTTATTAGCAAACAAAGACATAACAGACTTAGCAGTCTTACCGACTGACTCTTCCATAAACATACAACCGATATTGCCGTCAGTAGTCTTGAGCAAGTGCCATAGGATTTCTCTTAGGAACTGTGACTTCCCCAGTCCAGAACCAGCAGTAACTGTAATAAGCTCCGCAGGTCTGATTCCGTAGGTGAGTTCGTTGACTCCGTCCCAAGGGTAAAGGGCGAGTGACTTTTCGACTGGCTTGGTAACTTCTTCCCAGAGAGTCGAACCAGCGATAATTCCATCAGGAGTCCATTGTTCAGCTCCCCACCATAAACTGACATATTCAGCAGATTTCCCTGCTTTGAGATAATCACAGGCATCTTTATAACCTTCTATATGTTTAATAATCTTACACTTACTACCAAATAACTCAGCGACTTCATTGGCTGCTTTGCGACCTACTTCGTCACCATGGAGCAGTAGCGCACGATAGTTGCCGATTTCGATTCGTTGCACGTCTTCTGGTGATTCGCCGAAGTTGAGGCGTTTTTCGCCTGCGAGTAGTTGCCGGGCTAGCTCGTAGCACATGCGGTCGAAGTTGTCTGCGCGTGGCACTGCGTCTCGTTTAGATCCGATGCGTCCGTGGTTTCCCCATTCGGCTACTACGGTCACGTTCTCGTATTCCGCGAGCGCGACTCTGACCACATCGACGAGTAGGCGTGAGACGTTGACGTATTGCTCGAAGATTGTGGAGTCGATTTCGAATGCTTGGGTTGGGAAGTTGAATAGACCCTCGACCATGTCGCCGCCGAATGCGATTGTGACGTCTTTGACTGGGTGGTCTGCTCGGTGCATCTTTGTGATTTTGGTTGCTTTTTCGGTGAAGCGCATGACTCGTTCGCGCATCACTTCGGTGTTGTATGTGGTGGTTCTTTTCGCGCCTTGCCAGTCGGTCATGACCCAGAGTGCATGTTCGCCTTGAGAGCGTCGCGTGTCCTTGGCGGGTGCTACTATCGGTGGCACTTTTCCGAGGGCTAGCATGGCGTCGAATGCTGCGCTCCTGGTTACTTCGACCAGGTGCTCGGTTCGGTCTTTGGCTTTGAGTAGATCGCGCTGGGCGTGGACTAGGGCTTTGCGTAGTGCCTGCACATCGGCTGGCTCTTCGACCGGTGGTTCTAGATTTTCCAGCATGAACATAGCCTCGCTCTGTGTGTTGAGATTGGTTTCTCTGAGATTACCAGTCCAAGGGTTCTGAGCTCGTCTGCCAGGGTTTTGATTTTCCACTTGGCTGAGTCCAATACGGCTGCCTCGAGGATTTGGGCGTCAAGCTCGTTCATGCTGTCCATGAGTGCTCGGACTTTGCATGGTGTTTTCTTGCTTGGTGGTTGCAGGTTTTCAAGCATTTGGTTTCTCCTGGCTAATTGTGATTAGGACACCTGGCTGTTCATCTGCCCAGGTCTTTGAGCAGGTTAGGTGGACTACGCGGCTGTCGTCTTCGATGATTTCGGAGTCGGTTAGTGCGTCGAGCACTGATCTGGCTAACTTGTCGATGTCTGGCTTTTGCATCATGAAACCTGTTTTGTTGCTTTTGGCTTTTTCCATGTAGAACGCTAGTTTCACGTTCACTGCGCCTTTGTAGCGGATGTATTGCTCATGGGCTTTTACAGTGTCTGTGACCTTTTTGCGCCATTCTTTGTTACCACCTGAAGCATCTACAAGGACAGCCCTGTTGTTGATGACAAAGGCTTTCTTGGAGCCTTGTGGAGTGGGTTTGCCTGGCACCCAGATGCTGAAGTTGGTCACAGTTGATCCTTAGCCCAGTCGAGGATTGCTTCATGGAATAGGTGATTGTCTTTGACGTATTGCCAGCGTGCTTTTGCAGCCATTTCGTCGTCTAGGGTTTCATCCCAAACTCTTTGATTGACCAAGTGCCTGGCTCGTTTGAGTTCTTGCTCGGCAAGTTCTTGTAATACATCGACCTTGTCGTCGAGGTTTTGTTCTTTATCCCAGATCATTGAGTCCACTAGGAGTTGAACGTCGTAGGCGGTTTTGATGACCATTAGAACGGCACCTCGTCGTCTGCTACTGGGGTTGGGTCGGCTGGGAATGCTACTGAGCTGACGTGCCCTTGGATGATTGAGTCGTTTAGGTGATGTTCGACGCCGGTCTTTTCTTCACCGGTCTTGGCTGTGTAGGTGCTCATCTTGGTGGAGAGTCTGCCGTTGATTGTGATCTCGTCGTTCTCGCCAACGTGGAGTTGTGGCATGTCAAACCAGGCTGTCCAGAGAACAAACTTGTCTTGGCCTTTGAAGTTTGATTTTTCCCAGAATTTGATGATGCCCTTGCCAGTCTGTGTTGCGATGCTGTTTGAAACTTTTCCTGTAACTGTGATTAGTGGCATTTCTGTGTGTCCTTTTCTTGTAATTCTGCAGAAGTTATCCACAGGTTTTCTAATATGATTATTTAAGTTTTTATTTAATTATTATTAAGTTTTATTTGTAGGACACAGTTGTCCTGTAATGGTGTCAGGAATGTCCTGTATTGCGGTCAAGAATGTCCTGTAATACCAACATGCCTGTGGATAAGTCTCGATGCCAAAGAGTGTTATCGCACCACTCTGGACAGTCGGTTCTGATGAAGTAACGATTGCTTGGCGAAGACCCTGAAGCGACTCCTCCATGTCTCACGATCTCTATTTCACCCATGAGCTCGAGGTCGTTCAATGCGCGGCGAACCGTCCTTGCAGACGTGTTTGCGTATTTGGCGAGTGTCTCTTGCGACGGGTAGCAACCGAGTTCGGGGTTGTCATTGGTGTGCCAGGCGATTGCCAATAAAACAACCTTGGCTGTGCCTGTGGCTGGCGAGTGATGTAATACGGCACTCATTGCTTCTGCGCTCATCTGTGTGTCTTTCCTGTATGATTTGGTGTGCAACCGGATTTATCCTAGTTGCCGCCCCCTGGTTTCTGTGTGCCGGGGGGCGTTGCCATTTACGGCGTGTCGGTTATTGCTTTGCCGGCGTCGTCGATTGCTTTGATTAGTTCGGCAGGTTGCAGAGACTTTACTGCGTCTTTGCGTAGGTTGCGGAGCCCGATTAGGTTGCCGGTTGTGCGTAGCAGGTCGAGCTCGTCTTCCCAGTTGCGTGCGTTGTTCATTTCGCCGCGCTGGACTTTTGCCATTTCCTCGCGGCTCGGTCTTTTGCCTTTAGGGGAATAGGCATAGGTTGCTAGGGCTCGACCGATTGCTGAGGTGGCACAGTTCTCGACGAATGACAACTTGTTTACCGGTGACGAGTTTCGCGTTTCCTGTGCGAAGTCGATTGCGACTGGGCGTGTGTCGTCTCGGTCAGCGAAGATGCTGGCCTTGATGACTATCTCGGTTTCGTTGATTAGCACGATCTCTGTGTGGATGCGACCCTCTGGGTGCTCGAGCCAGAAGCGGTGGATGCGTGAGTCTACTGGTTCGTAATCTGCTGGGATGAATGCCATGTCAGGCCTTTCTGTGTTAGGTGCTCACAGTATAGGGCTTACTTGTCACTTTTCTTGGTCTTGGAATTGACCGTTTCGATAGCAGAGTTGATTGAATTGTTGAAGTCGTCGTCTGGCACTTGACCCTTGCCTGCGTAGGTGAACAGAATGGCCATGAGAAGCCCTAGAACGGCTCCTGTAGCCCCAAACTGGGCAGACTCGAGTGGTTGTAGCCCTTGGATGCTTCCAGCCCCTAGAAAGGCGATTCCTGCCCCTACAGCGAATGCTGCAACTCTGAGGACTCTTTTGACTGGGCTACTTTTTAGCAGGCTTTTTAGCAGCTGGCTTTTTGGCTGGCTTGGCTTTGACATCTGTCGGTTCCTTTTCTTCGACTGTGATTGTCTGTGCGGTGAGTGTGGCTTCGATTAGGGCTAGTGGGTCTTCTACTGGGTTTGTTGCCAGGTTGATTTTGTCGCCAGCCATTAGGTGCAGGTGTGCGCCGGAGGTTGCCGAGCCTGTGTTGCCTGATTTGCATAGCACTTGGCCACCTTTTACGGCGTCGCCAACTTTCCAGTTTTTTGACTGGTCTTCAAGCAGGTGGTAATACCCAAAGATTTTGACTTCGAGTTTGCCCTTTACAATAACCGGTGCGCTGATTTCAATAAAGTAGCCGAGCACGCTGGTTTCGCCAATGTTCTTGACTCGACCTGAGCCAATTGCAAGCAACGGTGTACCTGACTGCACAGAGTAGTCAAGCCCTCGGTGCGGTCCGAGTCCAAGTTTCTTTCGGACATCGAAACCGTAAACTCTAAAACCAAGAAAAGTGACAAAT